TTATTTTGGCAAATCTCTATTTTTTATTGCCTCAGCTTTATCTTCCTCTGTTGTATAGGCATAGTATAGACTCATATTTTCTGTTGCATGGCGCATTAGAGATTGTATGACTTTTGGATTGATTCCAGCATCGAATAAGTCTTTTGAAAATAAATGACGTAATCTATATTGGTTAAAGGAAAACCCATATTTCTTTTTACAAAGCCTTGAAACATGACAGATTAAGTTTGATACATCGTCAATTTCATATGGTAGACCATCTAAGTCTATGAAAATTAAATCCTTTCCTTTAGACCACTCTAAAAGGTTCTCAAGAACCTTTACAAGTCCAGGGGGGATAGGAACAATCGAATTTGAATATTTGGTTTTAACGGGAATGACTTGTCGAGTTGATTCGGTAGTGGACCCAATAGACTTATTGACATGTAATTGCCTTTTGTCTAGATCGATATCACTTCTTGATAATGCGTAAACTTCCTGTGGCCTTAGGCCGGTATAATACATGATCTGACACGCATACCATAAGCATGTTGCTTTATACAAACCTCTCTTTTGTCTGCAATTATAAATTAGTAACTCATTTAGGAATTTTTCGAAATCTTCAATGTTTAATTTATTATCTTTAGGTATTACAACCTTTCTTGATTTAGGCACCATAACCATCTCCGCTCGGTTCACCACAGGTATTTCCGCTATCAATGCCGCTTTATATATCTGTCTCCAGATACTCATTGCATTATTAATGTTGTTTTGGCTTCTGTCTTTCGAAAAATCATTAATAGAATTTTGAACATCAGAAGTTGTTACTTTGATGATATTTTTTAACTTTACTTCATCTGAAATAAGGTGCCGATAAATTGAGTCGTGTCTACGAATGGTTTTAACGGATAATTGTAAGTCCATTAAAGATTTTTTATAACATTCATCCACTGTTAATGACTTAGAAGCGTATCTTCCAATATCAATATCTTCTTGAATTTTGTTTCTGGATTTAATTGCTGCCATCTTGGCCAGCTTTTTATCACCTTCATAATCTGATATGTAGAATCGTCCTCCGGATACAGACACGAGCTTTCCAGCTTCTTTGTTACGATATTTGGCTAACACTTTAAAGCCTTCACCTTTGGTTTTAGAACAGATAGGGATAATCCATTTTTCTTTCATAAGTACACATCCTTTCATTAGTTGAATGTGCTTTCTACATACGCTAAAATTGAGTATAGTAAAAGCACTTGGTTGTGGGTTTACTGCTTATCCGGCTGTTGGTGCAGTCGGGTTTTTATATATTATTAAGTATTTCGATATAATCATCTGGAAGATTGAAAATTTTAAAAGCATTTTTATTGTTGATAACCGTTTCATTAAATGACATTTCTAATGAGTGGATATCGTTGATTAGCATTTTTTTAAAAGGGCTTACCAAAATTGTACATAAAACCAATAATACAGAAAGTTTATCATTACTGCCAATGCCATTTAAATAGTCTGCCTTTGTTATTTTTCGATTGGTAATTTTTAATACTAAATCCTTTGGCAACTTTCGGCTAATTTTGTTGGCATATATTTCTTGACCATGTGCAATAGAATTACGATATTTAGTAATCAATCGCACGCCATTAAGTAAGAACTTCTTTTTTTCTTCACATGAAAATCGATTGGTATGTACCATAATGTCAGCAATTTCCTGCTTATCTTGTTTCTTTAATATTTGGTAATAATTAGCAACCGTTCCTAAATTAAGGCAGTTCATTACTATCCACAAGGGCAAATGATTATGATTTTTAAGATAGTGTTTTATGCTTAAATTTTTTTCTTTATATTTATTTAATTCCTCTAAAACACTCTTTAATGAAGAGATTACATTTTGAGCAGAACTAGAGTAATTTGCATTACACAAGTAACTATCTTTATTTTGAAAGTGTATATCGTTCAAATCTAGATATATACCATATTTTTTGGATACTAAATGAGATATATTCGATTTAAAAGATCTTTCTACAAATAAAATGTATCTTAGTAGAATTGTATTGAATTGATTTTCCAGCATATACGAATATATAAATTCTTCAAAATATACTTGATTTAAAAAAATTTCGTTATCAGTTGGAAAATATCTTTTACAAGCATTTATTAGACCATAATAAGATAGTTCTGACAAAAACATTTTTGCTTGGTCTTCATTTTGAATAATAACATTTCGGTTTTTCAAAATCTCAATCATTTCAGGATAGTCTTTATATGGTTTATCAAAATCATCCATGAAAATTAAAAGCTCCTTTCTAAGAAGGAGCAGTAGCCATGTCTACCACGGCTTTTCAGATCTCCTTCATTATAATAGGTCATTTACATCACGTCAAATCAAATTATTCTTACGTAGTCTCCAACTCGGATTTTAGAATCACTTTGAATTTCTAATGGATTTATATCTGATTCTTCAACATTTAGTGGATTTTCTACTGTTATCTCTTTAGAAGTATTCCAAGTATTCACTGTAGTATTTAGCATCTCGGAAAGCGGAGTAGTTACTTTTTTGACTATTTTGGCGCAAGTGCTGTATGTTTTGGCGGTTTCAATCACCGTCAATATATCCTTGTTAATTTCGTAATTCCCTAAATCCTTCCCATCAAGATCTTTAATCTTGTCGCCATGAGAGAATATTAAAACTTTATCCCCAATTGTTAATGATTCATCACCAATATTTATTAGTATTCGTTGCTGGCTTAAAATTCGTATTACTTTGCCATCATCTTCAAATAAAAATTTATTTTTTTTCATTTTCTTTATCTCCTTCTTCTCTAACGCACGCTGTTATCTCTCGGATCACCTTCATCGTCATTTTCCAGTCCGGGGTAATATGAATATATTGAGATATTACAGTTTTCATTATGTCCACCATCAATAAATATTTCAGGAGGAATAAGAGGGAATTTTTTTGATTTCCCAGATAAAGAGTAAATTTTCCCCTTTAGTCTTTTACATTTTGGACAGTCACCGTAGGTGGCTACTTTTACTAAATCGTTTTTGTATTTTATTGAGTTGGTGATTTGTTTTGAAATGTACCTTAAGTTAATTAACCTGTGATCCCTGAACTCAGGGTGTCTAACGTAAATCTTGTCTTTTTCTAACTTGGCTAATTCCTTTTTTCCACTCAAGGCTATGTATTTTGGTAATCGTAAATATTCTTTTTCTGAAAGAAGAGGCTCATTTTCGTAATCTGACAATTCGTTAGATTTTCTTAAACACGCAATTGCTAAATCTAAATTACCATTTCTTTTGTGTTCAGTAGCTTTTCTTTGTAAAACGTACCAAATAGCATCTTTCAAATCATTTCCGGTGTTATAGTCTTTGGCGGGAACTGGAATTGACTCAATACCAATTAAAGTATCCATGTCGTAACCTCTTAGATTCATTCTTTTTAAAAAATTTTGTATTATCTGCATATTTTGTTTGACATTCTTTTCAAAATCTTCTTCTTATTTCCACAACTTCGCCTACAATAGACACCGGCTTATCTTGGACTTCTTGTGGTGTAAATATTTTTGTTTTATATAACGGATTATTCGGAATAAGAGTAATACCCGCATCGTTTATCATCAGACGTTTGCAAGTGGCGTCATCACCGTTGACCTTAACGATTGCGATTTTTCCAGAATTAACTTCCGGCGTGTATTTTACGATCAGAATATCTCCATCAAGGATGTACGGTGACATAGAGTTACCTTTTGCAATCAGTCCGAAGTGATCTTTTGTCTGGCTTGGTACAACATCAACCCACTCAATGATGTCTTCAATTGCTTCGATAGGTTCGCCACACGGAACTACACCCAGGACAGGAATTTGGTGGATAAAGTTATTGGTGGAATTTTTTAAAAAAACATCAATCGATAATGTTTGATTTTTGATTGCATTTTTATATATTGATAATAAATCACCAACAAAAAAAGAATTTACAGTTTCGCCATCCTTCTTGATTAAAAAATAATCATCGTCATAGTTTTCACAAGATAATCTATATCCATTTTCAAAAAGGAAATCACTAATATTGTCTAAATCATTGTCACGTTCAGTGAGATTAGGATCTTCTTCCCACCCCATGAGATATTGCGGAGTAGTGTGTAGCGCAGTTGCTAAAGGCGCAATTATTCCAACAGGCAGATTTTCAATTTCGCCTTTTTCATATCGATAGATAGTTGCACGGTCTTTGCCAATTTTATTTCCTAAGTCCTCAGGAGATAACTTCAATTCGATCCGTCTTTTTCTAATTCGTTCTCCAACAGTGCTCATCATTTTCCCCTCTTAAATTAATTTCATTATATATTTATGGTCGCATATTTGCAATGCTAATAAAAAAATTATCGCAAATCTGCAAAAAATGTATTGACAATGTTTTTGAAAGGGGTTATATTTTGATTGTCGCAGATATGCGAAATTAGAAAGGAGGATATTATGGTTGATGTAAAAAAATTAAAGGAAGAGATGGCTTTACATAAAATAACTGTTGATGAACTTGCAAATCAAATAGGTATAGATAGAACTACGCTATATAGAAGATTCTCTAATGATGGTGATACCTTTACAGTTAAAGAAGTTAATTCTATTTCTAAAATTCTAAAGCTTTCAATCAATAAATCACGAGCAATTTTTTTTGGCACGAACGTCGCAGATATGCGAAATTAGAAAGGAGGAAACAGTGAACGAGGAAATAGAAAAAACAATCTCTGTGTTGTGTAAGTGGATTCAAAGGGAATTAAAAAACGCCTCCAGTGATCAGACCGAAAGCATTTTACCGGCAGTGATTGAGGCCACTGCTAAATTGGTTGACACTACGAAACACTAATCAACTTTACCAAAGTGTAATTTTAGATTATCGTAGGTACTTTTGAGGAAATTGGCAACATTCTTACCGTTTTTTTCACCGTCAACAAGTGTTGCAACGTGTCCGGCATCAAGAGCTTTAAAAGTTAGTTCTTTAGCTAATTTAAAAATTTCCTCATCTGTCATATTACGCATTATTATCACCCCCTTTCCAATTCAATTATAGGAAAGGGGGAAAAGGAAAGAAAGGAGGAAGAATATGTTAACACCGGAAGAAGTTCAAAATATTAGATTTCTTGAAACTGATGAAATCGCTCAAAGATTACACTGCGATGCAGTAAGGGTCGGTTGGTATCGAAAAGCCGGATTACTTAAATATCGGCGATTAGGAAAGCATTGCCTGACTACTGAGGAAGAATATGCAGAGTTTGTATATTTAACTCAAGGTATGGATTTAAGCAACCACGATAAAGTAAGGCTTGCAGGAATCGAATTAAAAAAAGCGCACACCAACCAAAGTAAGAGCGCTTAAGTGACTATCTTAAAAAGTCACTCTTATTTTAACAGAAAAAGGAGAAGATAAAAATGATTAAAGCGAAAAGTAAAAAAGATATTTTTTTGCGGGCTGTATTATATGCAATTTTAGTTTGGTGTTTTTTCCAGGTAGCGACTTTTGGAGCATTTTCATGAAAAGTTTGATGAAAAAGATTGAGACTATGACAGCCAAGCAGTTTATCAATCAGCCACTAGATTTTTTTGAACAACTGTATCAAAAATCTCTAGAGGGTATTGATTTAACTGTCAAAGAGCCAAAGCCAAAAATAAAAGGACGAAAGAAAGGACGGATAAGACATGGAAACAATTAAAATTAACAGTTTAGAACTAGAAAACGTAAAACGTGTAAAAGCGGTGAAATTAGAGCCTACAGCCAACGGGTTGACGGTGGTTGGTGGAAAGAACAACCAAGGGAAAACAAGCGTACTAGATGCGATAACGTGGGCGTTAGGTGGCGAGAAGTATAAGCCATCACAACCTGAACGAGAAGGCTCGATGATTCCACCAAAATTACACATTGAATTATCAAATGGATTTGTTGTTGAACGCTCTGGAAAGAACAGTGCTCTAAAAGTTTTAGACCCAACAGGTTCAAAAAGTGGTCAAAAATTACTTGATTCATTCATCGGAACATTCGCACTAGACCTACCTAAATTTATGAACTCAACAACGAAAGATAAGGCTAATACATTACTTCAAATTATTGGGGTTGGTGATCAGTTAACAATTTTTGATAAGCAGGAGTCGAAATTATATAGCCGTCGCACTGAAATTGGTCGTATTGCAGACCAAAAGAAGAAGTACGCAGATGAAATGGTTCAGTGGGATGGTGTTCCGGAAGAAATTATCAGTGCTTCAGAACTGATTCAGCAACAACAAGAAATCCTAACCAGAAATGGTAAAAATCAAGAATTGCGTAATCAAGTTAATACATTAGAAGCTCAAAAAACAATTTTGAATCAACGCATTGAAGAAACGACAAGGGCTTTAAGTGAAATGCAAGGGCAATTAGCTGATTTAATCAATAAATTAGTTATTGCGAACACAAATGCCAAGGATTTACAAGATGAATCCACTGCTGAATTAGAGAAAAGCATTGCAAATATTGATTCTACGAATGCAAAAGTTCGTGACAACCTAAACAAGCAACGTGCTCAAGAAGAAGCAGAAGAATACAATCTTCAATACGATAGATTAACCGAAGAAATCGAAGCAATTCGAAAAGAGCGTATGGATTTGTTGAATGGAGTTGAAATGCCATTACATGATTTATCTGTAGATAATGGAGAATTGGTTTACAAAGGGCAAAAATGGGATAACATGTCAGGCTCCGATCAGTTAAAAGTAGCAACAGCCATTGTTAGAAAAATCAATCCTAAATGTGGCTTTGTGCTTCTTGATAAGTTGGAACAAATGGATATTGATACGATGAACGAGTTTGGTAAATGGTTAGAACAAGAAGGATTACAAGCCATTGCGACCAGAGTTTCCACAGGTGATGAATGTTCAATTTTCATTGAAGATGGTTATTCGATTGATAAATTAGGCAACAAGACCGCAGATACGGAAATTAAGCCTGCGGGAGCATGGAAGGCAGGTACATTCTAATGTTTGAAATCAATACAGGAGTAGTTAAAACGCCGTTGAAAGTAATCATTTATGGTACGGAAGGTGTTGGTAAAACGACACTTGCAAGCAAGTTCCCTAAGCCACTATTTATCGATGCAGAAAATGGTTCCGGAGCACTTGATGTGGCACGTTATCCATATCCAACTTCTTGGCAAATGCTAATGTCAGAAGTCCAAGAGTTTCTCAACAATCCGCAAGGGTATAAAACACTTGTGATTGATTCTATCGACTGGGCAGAAGCAAAAGCCATCGAAATGATTTGCGCAGGAATAAAGGTTAACGGCATCGAAGATATTGGGTGGTCAAAAGGTTATACCTACTTAAATGAAGAAATTGGTAGATTGCTCAATTTATTAACAGAAGTGATCAATCGTGGTGTGAACGTTGTTCTAATTGCACACATGGTTATCAGAACAATTACAAAGCCAGAAGAAACAGGAAGCTATGATCGATATGAATTAAAGCTCAAACAAGCAAAAAATGGTAATAACTGCCAGCTAGTTAAAGAATGGGCGGATCTGATTCTGTTCTGCAATTATCGCGAATTTTTAGTTGCAGATAAGACAACCGGCAAGAAGAAAGCAACCGGCGGAAAAGAAAGAATTATGTACACCGAACATGCGGCCGCATGGGATGCTAAAAATCGTTTTGGATTACCGGAAGTATTACCACTTGATTTTGAACCAATTGCGCATTTGTTTAGTGAGAATTATACACAGTCATCAGTTACTACTTCCACACAGGCTCAACAGGCAGTGGAACAGCCACAACAGGAAAGAACTGTTAATGACATAAACAATTGGACTACAAATACAGATGCACACTTATCAATCGAAACGATGTGGCAACCGACACCATACACAGCTGAAGAAGAAACTATCATGACGGAACTGCCAACTGCACTAACTGATTTAATGCGATCTAAACAGGTACATCCGTCAGAGATTCAAATGGCAGTTGGCAGAAAAGGATATTTCACATCCGATACACCGATCAAAAATTATGATCCTGAATTCGTTCAAGGCTGTTTGATTGGTGCTTGGCCATCCGTTATGCAATTAATTGAAAATGATAGAGAATTGCCATTTTAAAAAATAAGAAAAGGAGAAAACAAAAATGACACAGTACAACAACAATTATCAACAACCATATGCCCAAGGAAGCTATGGCCAACAAAACACGCAACAAATGGGTGGTGAATTAACAGACGGTATGACCGTTTCTGCCTCAGATTTAGGAGATTACGACAAAGGATATGTTTTACTACCTGAAGGTCAATATCCGTTTACGGTCGTTAATTTAGAGGAATCCCGTTATCAGCCAAGTGCTACTTCTAAAATTGGAGCATGTAAACAGATAACTTTGACTTTAAGAGTCAAAGATCCAGCAGATGATGGAGACGTAGATTTAAAGCACAATCTGTATATGTTCAATAATCAAGGATGTTTAGGTATGATCGCTTCATTTTATGACGCCATAGGCATGCATAAGAAAGGCGAACCGATTACATTCGATTGGAGACAAGATGTCATCATTGGTAAAACGGGAATTCTTGAAATCAGCCACAAAAAGAGTAGGGATGGCAATGCGTTTTATAACAACATTAAAAAATTACTTCCATTTAGCGGTCAAGTTCAACAGCAACCAACAATTAGCAATCCTATACCTAATGCCGGAAACTGGTCTAATGGTCGCTTCTAATGGAGCTTAGACCATATCAAGAAGAAGCAAGACGGGCAATCGAAAAAGAATGGGCGAGCGGAGTCAAAAACACTCTGCTCGTTCTCCCGACAGGGTGTGGTAAAACGGTCGTTTTCTCAAAAGTAATTGAGGATCAAGTAAAAGAGGGTAAGCGTGTTTTAGTGATGGCTCACCGTGGAGAATTACTTGATCAGGCTACAGATAAGTTACACAAAATGACAGGACTCACATGTGCTATAGAAAAAGCCGACCAGTCATGTCTAGGCACATGGAATCGGGTTGTGGTTGGTAGCGTTCAATCACTTATGCGACCTAGCCGCCTTGCTAAGTTCAATAAAGATTATTTTGATGCAATTATTGTCGATGAAGCACATCATGCAGTCTCAGATACTTATACGCGTGTTTTGGAACATTTTGATCAAGCAAATGTATTAGGTGTCACCGCCACTCCAGAACGCTCTGATATGCGCAAATTAGGCAGTCTATTTCAATCATTAGCATATGAGTACTCAATCGTACAAGCAATCAAGGAAGGGTATTTGTGCAAGATTAAAGCACAGACCGTCCCACTCAAGATTGATATGAATAATGTGTCAGTTACTGTAGGTGATTTTTCAGCAAATGAGATAGGAACTGCATTAGATCCATATCTGGAACAGATAGCTACAGAAATGGAAACAGTCTGCAAGGATAGAAAGACAGTTGTGTTTCTTCCATTGATTGCTACATCGCAGAAGTTCAAAAATATTTTGATAAATCATGGATTCAAGGCAGCGGAAGTCAATGGTAATTCAGACGATCGCGAGCAAATTCTAAAAGATTTCAATGATAACAAATACAACGTTATTTGTAATTCCATGCTCTTAACAGAAGGATGGGATTGTCCAGATGTTGATTGCATTGTGGTATTACGTCCTACGAAGGTTAGAAGCCTTTATTGCCAAATGGTTGGGCGTGGAACTAGATTATCTCCAGGGAAAGAAGACCTGCTTATTCTAGACTTCCTATGGCTGTCTGAAAGACATGAATTATGTCGACCGGCAGACATTATCTGTACAGATAAAGAAGTGTCAAAAAAGATGACAGAGAATTTAGCCGAGAGCGGTTGTCCTGAAGACATTGAAGAAGCAGAAAAAGAAGCATCATCAGATGTTCAAATGCAACGCGAAGAAGCACTAAAAGCACAACTAGAAGCCATGAAAAAACGCAGGAGAAGACTTGTAGATCCGTTGCAATTCGAAATGAGTATTCAAGCTGAAGACTTAACAGGATATATGCCGTCATTTAGTTGGGAAATGGCGCCTGTATCAGAAAAACAAAAAACTACATTGGAAAAGTTTGGAATCTTTGCGGATGAAATCGAAAATGCAGGTAAAGCAGCTTTGATTATGAATAGGCTTCAAAAACGTCGTAATGAAGGCTTATCAACTCCAAAACAGATTCGCTTTTTGGAAGGTAGAGGATTTAATCATGTTGGTACATGGAGCTTCGAATCAGCCAATAACATGATCGCGCGCATTTCAGCAAATAACTGGAGAATACCATCAGGAGTCAACCCGACAGAATATACACCAAAAGGAAATTAATTTATGGAAAATAGAATTGAAGATTTAATAACTGCCTTGGAGTATGTCGATCCTCGTAATTTAAACTACCAAGAATGGGTTAACGTAGGTATGGCTCTTAAATATGAAGGAGCTTACGTTGATGTATGGGATAGGTGGTCTTCGCAAGACACAGAACGTTACCATGCCGGTGAATGTGAAAAAAAGTGGAATTCCTTTACTAATGATGGAATAACCGGTAATACCATCTTTAAAATGGCAAGTGAAAACGGGTATATTTCTGCAGATTATCAGCCAATCATTAAAGGTGGTGCACGTGAATTGTTTGACGGTGAAACTGTTGAATTTAACTATCGTGTCATCGATAAGAGCATGATGGATTATGAGAAGTTACCTGAAGTCAAGAATTGGAATCCAGTTGAAGATATTAGAAAGTATTTATCAGTAATCTATGCACCTAACGATCATGTGGCTTATTGTGTCAAATGTTTCCAAGATCAGGATGGTAAGTATCATCCTGGTCAAAGAAACTATGACAGAACTGCCGGTAGATTAATGGATGAATTAGACCACGCTAACAAGATTGAAGATGTGTTCTATGATTACGACCACAATTGTGGCGCATGGATTAGTTTCAATCCTATGGATGGTGGCGGTTGCAAGATTGACAATATCACAGATTTCAAATATGCACTGGTTGAATCAGACACCCAAAATATCGACATGCAGTACTCGCTTATGACAAAGCTAGAATTGCCAATCGCAGCTTTAGTGCACTCAGGCAACAAGAGCATTCATGCAATTGTGCGTATCGAAGCATCTAATGAGAAAGAGTATTCAAGACGAGTAGATTACTTATTCAAAGTATGCAAACAAAATGGTTTGGATGTAGATACATCCACTAAGAATCCAAGTCGACTAAGTAGAATGCCTGGCTTCGAACGTGGCAATAATCGACAGTATCTAATTGCAACCAACATCGGTAAGGAGTCCTGGAATGACTGGGTAGAATACATCGAATCAATTAACGATGATTTACCTGATCCAGAGAGCCTTGAAGACGATTGGAGTAATCTTCCCGAATTGGCACCTTGTTTGATCAATGATGTGCTCAGACAAGGCCATAAGATGCTTATAGCAGGGCCGTCTAAGGCGGGGAAGTCATTTGCTTTGATTGAATTAACTATAGCCATCGCAGAGGGCTATAAGTGGCTCGATAAGTGGGATTGTGCACAGGGAAAAGTTCTATATATAAACCTCGAATTGGATCGTGCTAGCTGCTTACATAGATTTAAAGATGTGTATGAAAAGTTAGGAATTCAAAGACCAAACCTAAGAAATGTTGAAATTTGGAATTTGCGTGGTAATGCTGTTCCAATGGATAAGTTAACACCAAAGTTAATTAGACGTGCACAGAAAAAGAATTACATTGCTGTTATTATCGACCCAATCTATAAAGTTATTACGGGTGATGAAAACAGTGCCGAGCAAATGGCGAAGTTTACCAATCAGTTTGATAAGGTTGCTAGTGCATTGAATTGTGCTGTTATCTACTGTCACCACCATTCAAAAGGTTCACAGGGTGGTAAAAAATCAATGGATAGAGCTAGTGGTTCAGGCGTATTCGCACGCGATCCTGATGCAATGATAGACCTCATTCAAATACCATTGACAGATGGTGTTATCGAACAGCAAGTTAACAAAGCGGTATGTGATGAATGGGCAAGAACAATAAAACAATACAATCCGGAATATTATGAAACCATTCCATATGATGATTTTATGAGCCGTAAGCAATTAGGAAATCAACTTTATTACGCAGTAGTAAAACCAAAAATATTAACTGATAAACAGGTTGAAATCATCACACAGCAAGCCGAATTAAAAGCCTCACAAATGACAGCTTGGCGCGTAGATATGACACTTAGAGAGTTTCCTAAACCGCAACAAACTGATATATGGTTCAATTATCCGATTCATACAGTTGATACAACGGGGGTGCTTGCAGATATACCGCTTGATGAAGAAACATCAGGATGGAGAAAAGGAAAGCCTTTAACTCAAGAAGAAAAGAACAATAGAAAAAGAGAAAAACAGAAAAACGAGAAAGCAGAACGTGAAACACAGTTTAACTTAGCATTCGAAGAGTTATCGTTCGAACATGGTGAAGTAACAATGCAAATGATGGCAGATAAGCTTTTACTGAGTAAAAAAACCGTGCAAAGAAGATTGAATGAACTCAAAGAAAAATTCAAAACAATCGAAACTCCAGGCAAAGATTCTGTCATTGTCAAAACCCTAGACAGTATGGACAAGTAATCTATTTGTCCATACTAAAAACAACCTTGGACAGTATGGACAAATTATTGCGATGTCTATACTGTCACCCTGGACACGGACAACCTATATATACTACGTATATATAAACGTCTGTCCAGGGACAGGGATGTAGGGAGATTGGACACAGGTTGGCTTGAAATTGCCAACCTTGTGTTCCAAACATCCCAACACCATCCCTTACGCGAAAACAGAAAGAAGAGGATGAAAAATATGGAAAATAAAAACTGCTATTTGATTAAAACAATAACAGGTAATTTTTATACAACGAATTTCTTAAATAAAAATGAAACAAATAGATTTATTTTTGAATTTAAAAATGAACAGTTTCTTGAGATTATCGATTCTGAAAAACGCATTGTGATTTTAAACAAAAATCAAATTGAATACATAAAAGGCTTAATTGTTTGTGAGCAAGAAATAGTAAAAGGGAATTTGAATAAAGAAGAATTGGATTTTTTAATTGGTCTTGGATTTTTGTTTGAAGGATGAGAAATAATCATGCAGATATTTTTACAAATGATTCCGCCGACTACTACGGCACAACAAAAAAAGGTCAACTTCAAGACCAAGACTATTTATACAAATAGCAGCGCAGTCGACGCAAAAAACAAGTATCGCGCTCATTTAGCTTCGTATGTTCCTGATAAACCGCTTGATGGTCCAATTACGTTAAATATCATCTGGGGCTTTCCTGCTGGCAAACACAAAAATGGTGAGCCATGTACAAACAAACCCGATTTAGATAATGCGAACAAGATGCTACAGGACGTAATGCAAGAACTGGGATTTTTCAAAGACGACAAGAATATCGTCCAGCTGAATCTAAGTAAGATTTGGACTTGGCATCCCGGAGTAATGATAGAGCTTAAGAAAGTAGGTGAAAAATATGAGTAAATATCAAGAAGCGTTGGATTATTTAGTTGGCGAGTTGAAAGGCTGTGATGAGGCTATAAGCGATCCTGAATATCGTCAAGAGTTGACAGCCAAAAGAGAAGCCGCCGAAAAGGAATTGCAAAAATTGATTGATGAGGTAGGTCATAAAGAGATCATGAGCGGAAGAACCCTTGTCGGATGTTGGATTCCAGTTAACGAGAAATTACCGGCAAATGAAGACAAGGTTCTAATCTGTACGATTACGAAAACCGGAAACAAAAACATTTTAGTCGGATATTATTCTCCGGATCTCAGAAGATGGGTATGCGGCATGAATAGTAATGTTATCACATGGCAACCATTACCGGAGCCATATGCGGAGATAAGCACCAATGACTGACTACTATGAAGATCGTGATTCTATCCAACAAGTTGATAGAGAACTTAGAAGCTATTATTTCTACCTTCAGAAGATTGAAAGACTTCAAGAAAAGATATATGAGATTGACGTGAAGCTAACTTCTGTAGGCAGTCCGCCTATTAGAAGTTTGGAAGAGGCTAAGTATCAAAGGGGAACAAGGATATATAGCGATGTCAATTTACTTGAACTTTTTGAAGAACAAGACGAGTTGATTAAGCAAAAGCAAGATTTGATTTACTTAGTTAGTCGTATGCAAAAACGATTGTGTCGATTGTCTGATGAAGAAATGAAATTGATTGAACAGCGGTACAGATTCAAGAAAACTTTGAGGGAATTGGCAGTAGTTGAATATGGCGGCAAAAGCACGATGTCTAGAAGATTAGATGAAATTTTAATAAAACTCAAAAATGATGTAGAATTCTGAACATTAGATGTTAAAATTTAGATGAAAGCGGAGGAGGCATTATGGAAAAGAAAGGTTATAAAGCAAATTACGTTGCTAAATGGTTTTTAAATTATAATCGTTTGATTATGAGTGAAAGCGATGCGGATTTGATTTCAAATTTGAAATTACAAAAACTTTTGTATTATGCGCAAGGTTGTTTTTTAGCTTGTTTTGATAGACCACTTTTCAATGAGCCAATCGTTGCATGGGAACATGGGCCAGTTGTTGAATCGGTTTATCAGGAATACAAAGTTAATAGAGCAAACGGAATCGTTTTTGATGAGGATTTTATTAATGAGTTTGATGATGAAGAAGAGAGTTTGCTAGAAGAAGTGTATAACACTTTTGCTAAATATTCTGCTTGGGGTCTTAGAAATATGACACATCAGGAAACACCATGGATAAATACTCAACAAAGTGGTGAGATTTCTCAAAATAGTATTAAAAAGTATTTTAAAGAACACTATATTGCATAAACAAGGATTGTTTTATTATGGGAAAATTAAGGGGGCCAAAAGAATCGAATCAAATTAATTCCAATCCTGCTATTTTAGGTAAAAGATGTAAACAGTGGGAGGACGATGTACTGTTAGAATTTGGAAGCATTACATCTAAAAACAAGTATTCCTTTGAAGCACTTAAACGTGAAAAGAAAAATAATAGTAAGGCAATAGAAGAATTTATGGATTTAATATTAACTATTTCACAATCAAATTGGAAAGATCTTGGTTCCCGAGGTAAAAGAACAAAAGGTGGATTTGAACTATTGGATTACGGTGATTTGAATTCGGAAATAATAGATAACTATTGGAAAAGTACAAATAAATCTTTTGCTAAAGATAGAAAGATTCATGTTTTTAGGTTTGGTTGTACGGACAAATATCGTATGATAGGGTATAAATCTCATAACTGTAATAGAGTTTTACATATACTGGGGTTTGATTTAGATTTTTCATTATACGATCACGGGAAACATTAATTTTGGGACATGTCCCACCAATTTTGATGTTATAATGGGCATAGGGCAAGAACCACGAGTAGAGCACTTGTGGTTTTTTTCTTGCATGAAATCGAGGTCACCAGTAACTTTTATTCATAAGAGTTTATCCTTTAATTCACTCTGTTTTGGTATGTCTTTGTCCTTTCTGGCTGGTGGCTTCGGTTTTGTGCAAGAGAGTTTGAGTTCTTAGAAAGGGGGGTAAGTTTATGGGTGTATTAAAAAATGCAAGGAAGGAGAAATACGTGCAAGGCCTTATTAGCGGTTTGTCACAGCGAAAGGCCTATCTTGTGGCTTACCCTAAAGCTTCTAAATGGAAGAGTGAGACTGTCGATAACAAGGCATCTAAGCTGTTAAGGGATGATGAGGTTTGGGCTAGGTATGTAGAGCTTCAGGAAGAGAATGCAAAAACGGCAGGATTGACTCGCGAACGTAAGAAGGAAATTCTTAAAAGGCTGGCCGAAGATGAGAGTATTAGTCCAAACGAGCGTATCAAGGCTATTGATGTCGATAACAAGATGGATGGCGAATACGTCAGCAAGGTTGACCTATCAGGCTCTTTAGAAACAAAGCAGTCTAAGGTTGATGATGTAATCGAACAATTGAAGGTTGCTGATGAAGAATGAGCGATTTGCGATTAATTCTATCACCTAAGTTCAAAGCATTTCTAAAGCATGATGCAGAACTGGAAGCACTTGAAGGCTCAACTGCTGCAGGCAAGACAACCGTCGGGGTCTACAAGTTTATCTTGAAAGTTTGGCAATCCCCTAAGAAGATTCACATCATCGCAGGTGATGATACAGGTACGGTAGAAAAGAACCTGATTAATAAAGACCTAGGGATTTTAGATGACTTTGGCGATCTTGTAGAGTACAAAGGCAACGGATCAAAAGAATACAAGATGCCACACTTAATCGTGCACGCCACAACTGGAGATAAGATTGTCTTTATAGTTGGCTATTCTACCAAAGAGAAGTGGAAAGATGCGTTAGGTGGCCAGTATGGATGCCTACTTATTGACGAGGTAAACACAGCAAACATGGAATTTGTGCGCGAGTCTATTATGCGTGCAGACTATACCATGATGACATTGAACCCTGATGACCCATCACTCCCTGTATACAAAGAGTACATCAATCGTTGCCGTCCCATTCAGAAATGGACAAAAGAAACACCACAAGAGATTCTAAATGATTTAAACGAGCCGGAGCATCCAAACTGGATACACTGGTTTTTTAACTTTGATGACAACTATGGATTATCTGAAGAAAAGAAAACTCAGATTATTGAATCTGTACCAGTAGGCACTAAACTCTGGAAGAATAAGATCAAGGGGCTTCGTGGAAGGGCCACAGGGCTCGTTTTTAGCAACTTTGAGCGCAAGACGAATGTTATCACGTACGAGCAACTAATCGCTCAAATAGGCGGCAAAGACAAGTTCAGGAAGGCCTTTAAGGTTTTCACGGTAGGCATCGATACAGCCTACTCACAAAAGTCACCTGATACGATCGCCATGCTGTTTCAGGGAATAACGTTTAACGGTAAACTGATAACGCTTGATGAAGAAGTTTACAACAATGCAGATCTGCAGATTCCGATTGCTCCAAGCGACACAGTACAAAGATTAGTTGACTTTGCGGAAAGAAATCGAGAGAAGTGGGGATATGCAAAGTACATGTTCTTGGATTCGGCTGATCAAGCGACCTTCACAGAATGGCAGAAATGCAAACGCTTGAACGGTAGCATCTACGAGGTGATACCAGCCTACAAGAAAACAAAGATTATCGACCGCATCAACTTGCAGCTAGGATGGATTGCTAAAGGTGATTACCTGGTATTAGACCACTGCAAGAATCACATCCACGAAATGGAAGTCTACAGCTGGAAGGAAAACAAATATGAACCTGAAGATGGTAACGATCACACGATTAATGCAAATCAGTATGCATGGTTGCCATTTAAGAGAGAAATAGGAATTGGAGGAAAGTAACCAATGGGTATTGGAATGAACATCAAGCAAGCTATTCAATCATGGCTTGAAATAAAACCTGCTGATCGAGAAGGAGTAACGATTGATGAAGCTTATGATTATGAATTTAACGCAGGAATCAACCGAGTATGGATGCGTGGTCAGCCAGCAGAATTATCGGCGCTCTATAAGCAAATAAAGGGCGCTGGTAATAAGAATGCAACATTCTGGGGAGCAACGCCGTCTACACCTATTCACAAGATTCATACAGGCTTGCCAGGATTAACGGTAAGAGTGCTAACGGATATTGTTATTCGTGATTTGAATAAAATCGAAGTCAATAAGCGTAATGACGAATGGCAGAAGATTGCAGATGATAACAATCTGAAGAAATTATTCAAACAAGCGATTAAAGAAACTTTGTTTGTTGGCGATGGCGCTTTCAAAATTTCAGTCGATAGCGACATTTCAAATGAGCCAATCATTGAGTTTTATCCAGGAGACAAGATTGATTTAATCCACAAGCGTGGAAGATTAGTGGAGATTGTTTTTAAGACTGTTAAGATTCAAGAAGGCACAACACGTAAGTACTTACTAAAGGAACGCTACGGGTATGGCTATGTTAAGTATGAGCTATTTCATATCAATGGATATAGTTTGGGTAAGACGGACCTTTATGAGCTAGAAGAAACAAAGGACCTAGTAGATGTGCAGTTTGGCGGATATGATGAGGAAACAAAAACAAAGGGAAGCTTTATGATGGCAATCCCTTTTTCTATCTTTGAATCAACCATGTACAAAGGTCGAGGTGAATCAATTTTTGATAAGAAAAAGGATTCATACGATGCGCTTGATGAGGTTGTTTCGCAATGGGCAGATGCAGTTAGAGCAGGGCGTGCGACAAAGTATATCCCTGATTCGTTAGTGCCTAAAGGCGCTAATGGAATGGACCTTCTACCAAATGACTTTGATGATCGCTTTATAAAAACAGGAAACGCTATTGGTGAGGATGCAAAACAGCAAATCAGCGTTGTACAGCCTTCAATCCCAACAGAGAACTATCTGCAGAGCTACATTACTTATTTGGATCTATGCCTACAAGGCTTGATTAGCCCGTCAACATTAGGCATTGATACAAAGAAGTTAGAGAATGCCGAAGCACAGAGAGAAAAAGAGAAAACAACTCTGTATACAAGAAATGCGATCATTGAGGCCTTTACAGAGATGGTTCCTAAGCTAATTACAAGTGTGCTTATGACGAAAGATGGTATGACAAATAAGGGATTGTCACAATTGCTTGACATCGACGTGAATGTTGATTTCGGTGAGTATGCAAATCCATCGTTTGAGGCTGTTGTCGAAACTGTCACTAAAGCTAAGCAAGGCGGAGTAATGTCAATTAGAACCGCGCTAGACGAGATGTATGGCGAATCTAAAGAAGATGCTTGGAAAGATGAAGAAGCACAACGTATTGCTGAAGAGAGCGGAGCGGTTGATCTGCCTGAGCCAAACGTGCCAACAGACATAGGAAGCGGGATGGGCTTTAGCTAATGGCTGAGTACGATATAGCCGAGGCGCTTCGACGCATAGAGCTAGAGCTTATCGGGTCGATGAAGCGGAACTGGGAGAAGCACAACCTTGAAGAAAAAGAGACGGGCTTTACTTGGTCAAGATGGCAAGCGGAGCAATTAAAAGGGCTTGAGGACTTCAAAAAGAAGAACCCCAAGCTTTTTTCAAGCCGTTTCCAAGCCATCAATGAGAATTTCTTGAACACCCTGCTAAGTCAACGAGAGACTAACTTTTTCGGTGTCAACCATGACAGAATGCGGGCTTTAATTAAGGCCTCCACGCACGACCTCGTTAAAGCTGAAACGGCCATGTTACGGACGACTAACGACGCCTATCGTAAGGTCATATACAACGCTCAGGTTTATATGGCCAGTGGTGCTGGGTCGCTTAAACAGGCAATAGACATGGCTAGTGATGACTTTTTGACGAAAGGCATTAACTGTGTGGTCTATAAAGGTGGCCGTCGGGTTAACATAGCCACCTATGCCGAGATGTCGCTAAGAACGGCTAATAAGCGAGTGGCTCTATATGCAGATGGTGCAAGACGCCAGGAGATGGGAATACATACCGTCAAGGTATCGAAGTATGGAATGTGTTCTAAGACCTGTCTACCGTGGCAGGGCAGAGTCTATGTTGATGATGTATATAGTGGTGGTACAGCGGACGAAGCTAAGCAATTGAAACTTCCTTTATTAAGTGAGGCTATACACGGTGGACTATTTCACCCCAACTGTAAACATCAATTAAGTACCTACTTCCCTGAGGCCGATGACGAAGACGACGACGACTTAAGAACACCATCAGGTCAAGTGTCCTATGAGAACCCACCAGGAACACAAGAGCACCACTACCTCCAACATCAAATTCAAAGAGAAAGACGCCTACAGATTGGCTCTTTTGACGAGAATAAGATACAGGAGCACGCGAACAAAGAGCGAAAGCTGGTTGATTTAGATGAAGCATACCTGAAGCAAGCGGAACAGTATGCAGAAATCAAGAATGAGAGAAGAGAGTTGTATGAGAAAAATATCGAAAAATTAAAAGACATTCCAAAGACACTTTCCAATTTTGTTAAAGATGAGAAAAGATGGATAAAAGAAAAATATTCAAATATATCACAAGAAAAGATACAGATTATTGAAACGAAACTAGAAAAGCTGTTCAGTAATTGCGAATTACACATGGCGGTAAGTCCTGAATCATTAGATAAAATTGTTGATGAAGGGTTTAAGAATGCTCAAGAAGTCGGGAAATATCCGAAAAACATATTAAAATTCAGAAATGAAACTTCAAAGAATTTATTTGGGTATGAAGAAAAAATTAAGAAAAACGAATATGAAAAATATGGTTATTTAGGATGTAGAGATTTTTTGGAAGACGCAAACACTGCACGTGTTGATCAATATGGCGGCATTATTGTTAGATTTAATAAAGATAAAATGGGAAGCAATGTTACATATACTGATCAGGATAGCTTGGGCTATGGTAGTGCTAGTAAGATACATGCTGGATCTTGTAAAAATGGTATATCAGTTGCAGGGGTTGACCCACGAGCAACCAATGAAATGTATGAAGTGCTAAATCATTATTCTGAAGAAACTTTAGATAATCCACATAAGATTATTAAAGAGTATCAGAAAAGTTCCCATAATATGCAAGCGAGGTATTTTGAATTACAGTATCATGGCAAGGTAGGGATTGATAAAGTGGAATCTATATTTATAAGAAAAGACGTTAGCGTACCCCAAGAAACTATTGGTAAATTAAAGAAAAAAGGTATTACAATATATGTAGAGAAAGGTGGCGGTAATGTTGATAAGCTGTAAAAAAATACTGGGCTATAATGGTCGCGCAGTTGTATGCGAGATTGAAGGCGATGAAGCATTCGCAAAATATGCATGTGTTTTGACTACGGCATATCCTTCATCAAGTGCAGATATATGGGTTGACTTAAGTAATCATCTAGAAACGTTTTATCAACATGATGATTTTAATGAGCCTTTTACAAGTGATTTATTGCCATTAGTCAATGAGCGATTACAAAAAGCGATAGAAACTGATCATTATCAGAGTTTTATTGAAGCGATAAAAAAAGGCGAGCTAGTGGATGTTTTTTAAGAAAAACACTATATTTTTCATCCAAAAAAACACAAATTTTGTAAAAACTATAATTGCGTTGTAAAAGTGTATAAAAAAAGCTAACCCTCTGTACGAACGCAACGCGTTAAGTGTACGGCGATTAGCTTCTTCGCCATCAATATATCACTTTGTGTCTATTAGTCAAGCACCCTGTTAAGAGTGCTTTTTTAGTTAATGAAAGGAGAAAGGGAATGAAAGTCGAATGTATTCAATCCTACTTTGATAGGTTGCTAGATGAAACCATTGAAGCCGGAAAAGAAATTGAATGTGATGAAGAACGGGCAAATACTTTAATTGCATTCGGTGTGGCTAATAAACTAGAGGAAAGTTCACCAGCCACTAATGAAACAAATACAGAAGTTAAAGCAACTACTGGCGGATGGTTTAGGTAATTGTTTTTTATGGCCAATCACGACAAGCCATTAAAAAAGGTGCGTGTTTTTTTATGGGAGACACCCAAAAACAGGAGGAAACTATGGAACAAGTTTTTTTAAAGTATCCGCTTCAGATTCAGTATTTTGCTGATGATGGAGCACAACCAAACACAGGAGATGGAAATAACAACAATGGTGCTTCACCTAGCGCGCAAGGGGCAAATTCAAGCGTTTCTATCGACTACGACAAGATTGCTGATGTTTTAGACAAACGTGGATCACAAGCTCAATATGCTGCCTTGAAAGGATATCTAAAAGAGCAAGGAGTATCTGCTATTGAAATGGATAAGGCAATCAAAGAGTTCAAAGATAAGAAAGAAGCAGACAAGCAGTCTAAAGAAAAGGAACAAGCAGATATGCTTGCAGAAAATAAGCGCTTAAAGCTGCAGATTCAAAATATCGAAATCGATAAGAAGATTTCAGAATTTGCTGAAGGTGTTAGCGCTGAAAAATTACCTTTCTTAGCAAAACTTATTGATCGTTCCAAGTTGTTAAACGATAAAGGGGAAATTGTTGAAGACAGTGTTAAAGCTGCTATCGAAGAAGTTGTGAAGGCATTCCCTGATTTCAAAGCACAGGTAGGAGCGACAGTACAGGGTTTCACAAAAATCGGAGCAGATGGCTCCAATTCAAAGGCATCACTGGATGATGTCCTTGCCAAAAATTTTGGTGTTAAAAAATAGGAGGAATATTAAATGCCAAATACAATCGAATATGCAAAGAAGTATGTACCACTCTTAGATCAGGTTTATGCACTCGCATCATTAACAGCCGATCTAGAATCTGATCCAGAACTAGCTAAAGAAGGAGCAAATGCGAATGAAATCGTTATTCCTAAGTTAGAGATGGATGGTTTAGGAAAGTATGACCGTAACGAAGGCTATACAAAGGGCAATGTTAAGTTCAAGTATGAAACTGTTAAGTTCAACTATGAGCGTGGTCGTGCATTCAATGTAGACAACATGGATGAAGAAGAAACAATGAATGTGATTGCTCCAAAGATTATGGGAGAGTTCACACGTACAAGGGTAGCTCCTGAAGGAGATGCATTTACTTTTGCCAAGTTAGCAGGTAAGACAGGCGTTTCAAGTGCAACTGGTGCATTAGCTACTGGTGAAGCTGTGGTTAAGGCGTTACGTACAGCATCTACAAAGATGGATGAAGACCAGGTTCCAACAGAAAGCCGTATCCTTTACATCACGCCTACATTAAAGGGCTTGATTGATGATCTAGACACAACAAAGTCTAAGGCTGTTCTAAACAAGTTCTCAAAGGTTGTAGAAGTTCCACAAGCTCGTTTCTACACAACAATTGATTTACTTGATGGGAAGACTGGTGGAGAAGAAGCGGGTGGTTTCAGAAAGAACACAGCCGGTAAGGAAATCAACTTCATGATTGTTGAAAAGTCTGCAATCTTAAAGTACAACAAGCACATTGCACCAAAGATTGTTACACCTGAACAAAACCAAACGGCAGACGGTTACATCTTCGGATACCGCAAATATGGCTTAGTTGATGTGTATGAAAACAAGCTTGCTGGTGTATATTGCCACCATGCTGCATAACAAGGAGGTACAGATTATGGCAGAAACAGTAGGAAAAATCTTCGTTAAAGAAGTGGATACAGAAGCGGTTGAACAAGTTGAGCCTATTGAGCCAATTGTTGAACCGGAGATTCAGCCTGAAATCGAAGAAACAGGTAAAAATAGTAACAAGAAATGAGGTGATGTAAATGCAATACGTCGATAAAGCGTATTACAAGGGCACCTATAACGGTATTATCTTGACTGATGATAATGCCGATAGATACTTATCGATCGCTTCCAGACAGGTTAATACGATCTGTAGAGGACAGATTGAGGGGATGGGCTTTGACAACCTGTCTCCTTTTCGTAAGTCTTCCATCCAAGAGGTGATATGTCGACAAGCAGAATTCCTTTATCAAAACGAAAGCATGTTAGAAACGTACTTGAACAGTTACGCTATCAACGGTGTAGTTATGCAGTTTGGACAGGCGTGGAATCTACACGTGGAAGATGGAATTGCGATGCATAGAGAGTTGTATCAGGTATTACTTAGAACTGGGCTTTGCTATAGAGGTTTTGGTTATTATGGGTAACTGGCCTTCCTTGGTATTGCCACAATTCTGTAAAACACCAATTCATCTGGTATTCCATCAAGAAGGAATTGATGAAGACGGAGCACCGGTCAAAGCTTTAGAGTTGGATGCCTTGTGCAATTATCAAGGCTCTGCAAAGCGCGTACGTACCGATAAAGAGACGTTTGTGCAATTGACGGGTATTTGCCTATTTAACGGAGATGTAGCCCCTAGCGTGCTTGAAATTGGCACAGGCGAGGCGGTTATCTTCGGAGAGAAGAGGACCATCGTTTCTGGGAAGAAGGCACGTAACCCTGATGGTAGCGTGAATTACTGTGAGGTGGATCTTGGGTAAAGTAACAATCAATTATAGGAACATAGCTATCTTAAAAAGAGGGTTTCAAAAAGCGATTGGTTTAACCGCGGAAGCTATCAAAACTGATGTGATAGATAAGCAGATGATACCTTTTGATAAAAGTACGCTTCAGGAATCCACTTTTATTGATGATAAGCGAGACCCTAATAAGGCCTATATAGTGTCATCAACTCCTTATGCGAGACGACTATACTATCATCCGGAATACAATTTCCAGAAAAAAAATAACCCCAATGCAGGTGGTAAGTGGTTTGAGCCGTGGACCTCTAAAGGTAAATACGCCGGATGGGTAAAACGACGCTTTGAAGCGTTTATAAAGGAGTGTTCGGATGTCTAAAACAATGAGACTTTACGAAGTTAGAGACTGGTTAAAAACATTCAATATTTTTAGCCATTATTACATCGGTAAGTTGGATCAAAAGCCTGATAAGGCGATAGGTGTTTACCAGTTGTCAACTTCTGGTAGTCCGATAACGGCATTAGGCAATAAGTCTTCTTACAACATTAAACGTGCATCACTATTGATTCACTGGAACAACAACGCTAAGGAAACGGATAGTGCTGCCAATGATCTGTTTGAAACAATCATGAATGCAAAACATCCAACTATAGGTGATTGGAAAGTGCAGTTTATTAACATGCTAGTTCCGGAACCGCAAGACGTCGGAACGGATGATAAAGGAATTTATGAATCAGTCATTGAAATTGAAATTTATTATGAAAGGAAGGAATAAATATGGAATATACAGGAGTATTTCCGGTCTTTAACAATCAATTCATGTTTGATATTGGCTCGAAAGGAACACCTAAAAAAGTAAAGGTTGCAGACCTTGAATCTTTTTCTGTGTCTTTTTCTAATGGAATTGAAACATGGACACCAATGGACACAGAGGGCTGGCAACGTGGTTTAATGACCGCAAAGTCTTTAAAAATTGAATTTAAAGGGAAGAGAAACGTTGGTGATGAAGGTAATGACTTCATTGCCGGCCTTGCTTATAAGACAGGCGCAGATGTAACTATTCCCTTCGAATGGACGATGGTTAGTGGTGCCAAATTAGCGTTTAAAGCTATAGTGGATGTGACATCTGCTGAAGGTGGCGATTCCACAAATGTTGGATCCTTAGAGTTCACAGTTAACTGTGACGGTAAACCAACCTATACGCCAGCAATTTAAAACAAAAAAATAGAAAGGGTATGGGCGGTCATGTGGGCTGCCCTTTTAAATTTACATATGGGAAAAATTATTGATATTAGTTCTAAACTTGTTAACGAACCTAAATTCTTACAAGTTGCAGAAGGAAAGACTTATAAGGTCGATGATCGTAAAAATACAGTATTAAAAATGAATGAATTGTTAGATGGTGGAAGTGCTTCTGCTCATGCTATTGATAAAGCAATAAAGTTAGGCCTAGGCGAAAAAGCGTTTAAAGAAATTGAAGCCATGGATCTATCTATTACAGCGTATCAATCTTTATTTATCGGAATGATGGCATTAATGATGGATAAATCTTATGAGGACATGAATAAAACGTTTCGTAGCTCCACAGAATAATGAAATGTACTATGACTTGTTTGAGGATTGGGATTTAATCGATGCTTCAGTTACTCAGCAATACGGAATCCGTTTAAGATATGAGCCTGAAATGCAGTGGGGAGAGTTCTGTACTCTACTTACTGGATTGAATGGTGATACGCCATTAGGGCATGTAGTTGATGTTAGATCCACTACGGATAAAGAACGCATCAAAAACATGTCTGCAAGCGATAGAAGGATACGTGCTGAGTGGCAGGCAAGACAAGTTAAGAAGCCTATCAATGAAGCAACCTATATGCAATCTATGAAAGCTCTAGAAGAAGCTATGAAAGCATTAGCTTCTTAGAAATGAGAGGTGAAAATGGGAATGGAAGTAGGCTCAGTAGAGCTGGGTGTTAAACTTAATGAAAACCTCGTAAAAGATTCAGCAAAAGTTGCAAATAAAGCTGAAAGTATTCTCACAAACAAATTCAGTTCTATAGGTGCTACTATCGGTAAGGTCTTAGCTTTAGGGGCTTTAGTGAAATTCGGATCACAATGTATTCAATTGGGCTCTGACCTTGCTGAAGTACAGAACGTAGTTGATGTTACCTTTCCGACCATGTCAAAACAAGTGAATGAATTTGCACAAAATGCAATAACCAGTATTGGCATGTCACAAAAGGTAGCTAAAGAGTATATGGGTCAACTCGGTTCTATGGCTCAAGCTTTTGGTTATAGTGAAAAAGCTTCTTTTGGGATGGCAAAAGCTATCACTAATTTAACTGGTGATGTAGCTTCGTTTTATAACCTATCCAACGATGAAGCTTTTACCAAACTGAAATCGGTGTTTACAGGTGAGACAGAATCACTAAAGAGTTTGGGTGTAGTCATGACTCAAGCGGCACTTGATGAATACGCAATGGCTCACGGTTTTGGTAAAACCACTGATAAGATGTCAGAGCAAGAAAAGGTTGCTTTACGCTTAGCCTTCGTGCAGAATGCTTTAGCTAATGCTAGTGGCGACTTTGCTAGAACATCTGATGGCTGGGCGAACAGTACAAGGGTGCTATCTCTTCGGTTCGAGGAATTAAAAGCTACTATTGGGCAAGGATTGATAAATGTATTCACACCCATTATAGCTATCATAAATAGCGTTTTAGCTAAGCTACAAACGCTGGCTAATTATTTTGTCGCTTTTACTAGGTTAATTAGTGGCAAAAAAGGTGCTTCGGATGCAACTGGATCAATGGCTAACAATTTGAAAAAAGCTGGAAAGTCTACTGGTGGCTTAACATCAGGATTAGGCAAAGCTGGTAAAAATGCGGGTAAAGTAGCCGATAATCTGAAAAAAGCAAAAGGTTTTTTAGCTGGTTTTGATGATTTGAACGTGATTAGTAGTACCGATGACTCGTCTAGCAAAGGATCAAAAGGGGTTGGTGCTGGCGGGGCTGATTTTGGAAATATGAATGTTCCAAAAGGTTCAGCCGATTTAAGCGGAGTTGATGAAATCTATAACAGGGTTAAAGGGACTTTTGATAAAATAACTAATTTTTTAGGTAAAAATAAAGTGACGATCACTTCGCTTTTGGGTGGTATGTTTGCCGGCTTTACAGCTTATGAACTACTAAAAAATTGGGGAGCTATTAAAACTGCTTTCAAAGGTATGATTTATAAAATACAGTTTCTAGGTTTATGCTTTAAAACCTTCTTTGGCACTATTTTAAATGGTGGTGGAGTTATGAAAGCCTTTAGTGCTGTTTTTGGGACTTCTTTAGGACCGATAATAGCTATAAGTTTAGCCATTGCTGTGATAACTGCAGCATTGATATACCTATATCAAACGAGCGATAGTTTTAGAAATTTAGTTCAAACTGCATTAGACAGTATTTCCGGGATTTTGAATAGTTTGTGGACTAATGTTTTACAGCCACTAGGCGCTTTTCTGATGGATATATTTAATACGGTGCTAGTACCGTTGGGAACTTTCATAGCTCAAACCTTTGTCAAAAGTGTTGAAGTTGTATTTAGTATACTTATGCAGTTATGGATTAGCGCGCTTACACCTATTGCTAAATTTTTAGTAACCGTATTAGGAATAGCACTTAAGACGGTCATTGATATTTGGGATGAATGGAAGCCAGTCATCGATACGATTTTCAAGGCAATCAACTGGATTTGGATTAACCTTTTATCTCCATTAGCCGATTTCATGAAAGGTGCCTTTATGGAAGCTTTCAAAGTGTTTGGTAACTTTATAGATGAGCTTATCTACAATGCTACAGAATTGTTTAAGGGTTTGTCGGATTTCTTGGTAGGAGTCTTTACTTTGAATGTTGATAAAGCAATGTCGGGGATTCAAAGAATCTTCTACACGCTATTGAGTTTCTTAGAACGGACTTTCGGTATTAAATTTACAGCCGTATTTGATGTTGTGAACGGGGTAATAGTCGGATGGTTCAGTGGTATTAAGCAAGCGTGGGCTGGAATTAAGCAAGTCTTTAGTGGAATTATTCAGTTTATAACTGGGATATTTTCAGGAAATTGGAAACAAGCTTGGAATGGAATTGTAAAAGCCTTTGGTGGTATCTTCCAAACGATAGGAGGACTAGTCAAGGCACCACTTAACGCCGTGATAGGATTAGTGAATGGTGCAATTAATCGAATCAACGGTGTAGGCTTCACCGTACCGGATTGGGTACCTTTTATGGGCGGTAAACAGTTTAGAGTTAATGTTCCGAAAATTCCAATGTTAGCAAACGGTGGGTATGTTGGTGCCAATGCCCCTCAATTAGCACTGATTGGTGATAATAGACATGAAGGGGAGATCGTTTCTCCTGAAAGTAAGATTTATCAACAAACCAAGCGTGCTGTTGATGACGCTTTGATGGCGAGTCAAGGTACAGCTACTGGAACTGATGTAATCATTCAGCTTATGTACGAAATACTTGATACGCTTCAAAACTTAGGAATTGAGATAGATCGAGATAAACTGCTTAAGCTTATAGATCAAAGAAACAAGCAACTAGACTTAGCAAAAGGGGGATAATAAGTGATTACATATGAAGATATTAAAATTAAAGTGAATGGAGCACTACTCCCTACACCTACAAACTTTTCTTTTAGCTACGAAGACTTAGATAGTGATAAATCTTTACGCGATATTAAACGAGGGGTGCTCCATAGAGTCCGGATTAGAGAAGATGTACTTAAGATATCTTTAACATATACACTGGATGAGTTAGATACAATTTCTAAAATCATGAAAATGGTTGAGTCAAAAGATTTTAATGTAGAGACGGTAGATATTAAAACGTCAAAAAGAAAAACGTATAAGATGTACTGTTCAAAAAAGAAATTTCAGCTAATTTCAATTGGAAGAGGTGTCTATGCTAAAGGCTTTTCCATCGATTTTACGGAGTGCTAACACATGAGAATTTATTACATAAAAAAAGGAACAGATACAGCTGAAGATATTACATCCTTAGTTGTATCTTTTAAGTCTTCATATAGCTTTCAAGAAAACCGACTTTTAGGGAACACGCCAAGCCTTATGCTGGATATCGATTTGAATAACGTTGATGGAACTTTAACGGGGTGTGCTGAAGGCACTTTCTATATTGACACTAATCAGATTGACGGTTCAGACATCCCTGCTCAAGAGTTTTTAGTTCAAGAAGCGCCAGAAAAGTACACTAGCAAGATATCTCTTACTTTATATGACAAAATGATTAAATTTAATCAGCCATATAAAAGTGCTTTTAGCTATAAGAATGGCGAATATCCAACCATTTCACAACAGCTAGATGAAATGGAAAACTTATCGGGAATTAGTATAGATAAATCTAACTTGTCGCAATTAGTCTTGAACTCAAAAGCTGAATGGATAGATACCACGATTATTATGCGAAACTACATTGGATGGATAGCTGAATTGGATGGCAAAAACGCTCTTATAGATCGGGCTAACAGAATTGTTTTTAGAAGCCTTTTAACTGCTAATCACGACATCGAATACGCTTCCGACTTTGATAAGACAGATCTAATTACGATATCAAGAGTGGCATATGACGACGGCGTCAATTTGATAGTTTCAGGCAACGACACAGGCAAAACCCTATACATTGACCAAAGTAATTCATATTGCAACAACCAAGCTTATACAGACTCAATACTAGCCCTATATAATGGGCAATCCTTTTATGGCTTATCAGGTCTAAAAACATTAGGTAAAGATGGCGTATGGCTTGGCGATACAGTTACCTATGACGGTCTTAAGTGCATTGTTTTAAGTATTAAACGAGATTATGCCGGCCAAGAATCCGCCTTTGAGTTAGACGGTGAAGTAGCTCTTAAAAATACAGATACAGTGGTAACTAAAGTATCGGATAGGGTGCGGATTAAAAGACTGCAAGTACTTGCCGATCAAACTGAAAATAAATTGTCTATCATATCCAAAGATTTAGAAAATTCAAAAGGCCGTATAGCTGAGTTGAAAGTATCTAGTGGAGCCATCGAATCCAAGGTTTCAAAACTGGCGGGTGAAACTGAAGATACTAGAACTGAACTTAAGACTTTTCAGGGTCAAACGGCTGAAAAATTCAACCAAACTGTTTCTAAAAAAGAGTATGATGGCGCAATATCTGAAATTCAAAAGAATTTTGATGAAAAAGGTATTCACGTTAAGCGAAAAATCAACGGTCAAGAGACTAAAAAGGAAGCCCTTTTGAATGACGACGAGCTTCGCTTTACTAGAGAAGATGGAACAGATGCGGTTCGAATTAACGGACATGAGACCTATTTTGGTAAGTATGTTACCTACGGTTCACACCGCTTTGAAGCTTTTTATGGCCTTGAATGGGACGATGATTCCGTAGGCGGAGTTAATGAGAACAACAGAATCGTCGGTACAGGCACGTTTTTAACTAGAAATGAAGGTAAGTAGATATGTTGATAAGTACAACTTGGAAAACATTAACAACAGCAAAAGCTGGCAGTAGTTCCAATATTGAATGGGCAGTTGAAGCCCGCTTGCTTAGTCAAAATAAGTTTGATAACTCCTCTTCCTATGAGCTTAGACTAACAGCTAAAGCTCTTAGTGGTAGTGGATCATCCAGCGGTGTGGTTGTTAGCGGAGACATTAATAGGGAATTAGGCTATGTTTCTATCAATTCTAGCGTGAAAGTATGGGCGGTACAACAATTAACAATCAAACACAACTCAGAGGGAGATGCTACAAAAAAAGTAGATGTTAAAGTTACAGCTCATGGCTTTAGTCCACTAAGTACGGGTGTTATGACCGGGGTTTTGGAGTTTCCACAGATCCCAAGAGAAAGCACAATAACCTCTCAATTTGGAGATTATATTGACGGAAAATCGAAAGCCGTCATTTTAGTAACTAAAAAGTATAGTGGCTTCACGACGACTGTTTTGGTTAAGTATGGATCTAAAACTTTAGTTTTAGGAACAAAGTCGAGTGCGACAGATTTTTCTTTCCAAGTTCCCCTAGAGTGGATAAAGGAATTTCCATATAAAGAAAGCGAAAAAGCTTATGTGTACGCTGATACCTATAGTGGAGATACGAAGATTGGTTCTACTACTAGCGATTTCTTTACGGTTTTTAATCCGCCAACTAGAACAGTTCAGAGTACAGGAGCCCCAGTCGGAGAAAAGTTTAATCTAAGTGTTATTAGAAGCCCAAGGTTTGACTTTTTGACAGATAGAATCTATGTAAAAGAAGAAGGGTCAACAGAGGAAATCATGGCTTGGGATAATCCAAGTAGCACTGATCTATCTTTTCAAATTCCACTGGAGTGGGCAGAAAAATTTCCTACCGCTTTAAGTCATAGATGGTATGTGTACATAGACACTTACTACGATGGCTTGAAAATCGGCAATACCAGGCATGATTATGGAACTGTGACAGTTCCTGAAAATGCAAAGGCTGATGGAATCAATCCTAATGTTATTGAGCTTAATGAAAGGGTTCTTGTTAAAGGACACGGCATAACGCTTATAGGACAATCTAAAAAGCGATTGAGTATAAAGGCTATAGCCAAATTAGGGGCTTCAATACGAAGTGTTAGTGTTAAGCAAAATGGCAGCAATATCGCTACTTTAAGTAAAACCATTGGAGATACTTATGAGGGCGAAAGCAAATCTATACTAAATGGATCTTATTTGTTCTCTATTACAGATAGTCGCGGGCTGATGACGGAGGTATTAGTAGAGGAAGCAAGCTATGTATACGCTGATATAAAGCCAGAATTAAGCATATCTAGAAAAGTTCCCACAGCTAATGGTGGAACCTTAAAAGCTACAGGAACAATATTCAATCAGCTTAATAATCAATTAAATATCGAAGTTAGAGCTTATCGGGATAACGCCACTGAAGAGGATAACGCTGTCATTAAAAAACAACCAAAATTTATATATGATCCATCGTCCGTTGATTTTAGTTTTGAAATGGAGCTTGAAAATACCCTTTATGAAAACAACTATACCTTTATCGTTGATTTTAAAGATGATTTCATGGAAGTGTCACAAAGAATAGATTTTCCGAGCTCTATCCCCGTGATGTGGCTAGGGAAAAGAACGGTTCAAATCAACGACTACTTAATGGTTAAAAAGGGGTGTTCGGCTGGTGGTAAACGACTGCTAAATGCAGATAGCTTTATCATCCAAAGTTTTGAGAGTTCAGATGGTGGTCAAATTGATAAAGCGACTGGAATTAGACAGAACTTTGATATCTTATCTCCTACGGGTTATGTTTTACTGGCTCCACTTTTTGCACAAGCAACAAAACATAGGGATATAGCCTGTACCATTGAGAAATTTAGCGGGAATAAAGTTTCGGTTATTGCTCACAACTACAATGATAATTGGGTGTGTCCGGATAGTTATGTTCGTTTGTATTGTTTATTTGTAAAAATTTAGAAAAGAGGAAGAATGAAAATCAAAAATAAATTAATTAAACGTGATTCCTTGTCAGATTTCAAAGAAGTCTTGGACGAATTAAAGCCAAAGACGGTCATTGAAACTGACTTAGGCTATCAGTACTTGGATCGTCTTGAAATTTCAAAAGAAGAAGAAAAGTACGTGCTAAAGTTGGTGCTATTTGAAGCTACTGAGGAACAAATCTTAAAGACTCAAATTGAAAAAGCTAAACCTTTGGTACAGGATACTTTGAAAAAGGCTGATGATGACACCAAACAAAAGTATTCGGCTTTCTATCCAAATTACAGAGACGATAAAGACGGATATACCTACCAAGTTGGCGATCTAAGAAGTCAATACGGTATTTTGTATCGTTGCAAAAAAGTGCACAAAAAGGATTATCAAGCCTTACCACAACTTTTAGGCGAGTACTGGGAATTAGTTAAAAACAAGCCGGATAAGCCAAAGAACCCGAACCTACCAAAAGAAAAGCCCGCCTTTTATGAAGCAGATAAAACTTATGCGATAGGTGATTACGTGCTTTTCGGCGATAAAGTCTATCGAAGAATTAATAAATCCGGTAACGACGGTTCACCATTTAGCGATCCTAAGAACTGGGAACTAATTGGTAAGTGGGAAGAATAAGAAAGAAAGAGAGGAAAAGAATTATGAGTTTAAGAGGTATTGATATTAGTAATTGGAAGTCGGATTTTAACCCAAGTGTAGTGGATTATGATTTTTTAATTGTTCAATGCACATGGGGTGGTGGAGAATTAACAGTCAATGGGATTATTAATTCAGTCTGGCCGGGTGCTGATGGCATGATTCAAAAGTGTTTAGCACGAGGGAAAAAGATGGGCTATATGCACTATATTAGAGGTCGCAAGTCGGCAAAAGAAGAGGCTGAATTCTTCGTGAATAACACAAAAGGATATCTTCATAAAGGGATCCCTATGGTTGACTGGGAAAATGACGACAATTCAGTGTTTGGTGATTATAGCTATCTGTCGGCGTGGGTTGAACGGTTTATTGAACTAACCGGCGTACCACCTATGATTTATGCTGGTGCCAAGGATTATGCGAAGGTAGCGGAAGTTGGAAAACGCTTTAACTGCGGCTTACATATCGCACAATACGCCGACACAGATACTCACATCGGGTATCAAGGGAATCCATGGAATGAAGGGGCATACGCTTGTGCTATTCGTCAATATTCATCCACTACCTACGTTCAAGGATATAGTGGTCGTTTAGACGTCAATAAATTTTACGGTGATAGTGAGGCTTGGGATAAATACGCTAATCCTAAAGGGGCTAAAACAGAAGATTCAACACAAAAACCACCATCTAAGTCCATCAGCGAACTAGCAACAGAAGTGATCGCGGGTAAATGGGGGAACGGTGTGGAACGTAAGGAAAGATTGACTAAAGCAGGATATAACTATGAAGCAGTTCAATCTAAAGTAAATTCTATGTTTAATAGCTCTTCTAGCAGTTCATCTGCTATTAAGGTTGGGGATAGTGTCAAGGTCATCAATCCAGTTGATTACAACGGCACAAGAATTGCTTTGTATTACGATCGCTACACCGTCATGGAATTAAGAGGTGATAGAGCCGTTATTGGTGTGAATGGCACAGTTACTTGTGCTATCAAAGTATCGAATTTGAGAAAGTAAGAGGAAAATAAAATGGATAAAATAGATAGTTTTTTAGGAATGAGTGAAAGAGCCTTTGGGGCTGTCGCTATTGTTTGTGGAACGATCGCCACAGCTTTAGGCGGTGGAGATGTGATGTTGACGGCTTTAATTGCATTTATGAGTATCGATTACATTACCGGGCTCATCACTGCCGGTGTATTTAAAGCTTCACCAAAATCAAAGACTGGGACTTTAGAAAGCCGTGCAGCCTTAAAAGGGTTGTTTAGAAAAGGCGGCATTTTAGTGATTGTGTACATGGCTGTTCAATTAGAAAAAGTAACCGGCATGGAAATTATTAGAAACGCCGTAGTCACCGGCTTTATCGCAAGCGAAGGAATTTCAATTATTGAAAACTTCGGATTGATGGGACTTCCAATGCCCGCCGTTATAACCAAAGCCTTAGATGCTTTAAAACAGAAAGCAGAAGCACAACCTCAAATTAATTCAGAAAATAAAGAATAGTATAGTAAAGCCTACTCCGCATGGGGGTAGGCTATTTTTTATTGCTCTATATTAAAATAAGGAAAGGGGAAAAATGATTTGTTCTCTAAAATGTTCTCCAAAATAGAAAAAATATAATAAAAAGCCCTTAAAATAAGGACTTTCAGAATAAGCTAAAATGCACCGAACAAGACTCGAACTTGCATGAGTTACCTCATACGCCCCTCAAGCGTACGTGTCTACCATTCCACCACCGGTGCAGTGCCATCATTATAGCAAGCTCTCTTTGTTTTGAAAATAAAAAGATGGGAAAGTAGTGCGACACTTGTATTTCAAGGTAAATACGACTAAAATTATAAGGCTTTTATGAGAAAGAAAGGGGCAAAGGGATGGACTATAAAAAAATTATTAATATTGCGGTAATTGCACACGTAGATGCCGGTAAATCAACACTTGTAGATGCGTTTTTACACCAAAGTCATGTCTTCCGAGATAATGAGGAGGTTGCAGATTTAGTGATGGATTCTAACGATTTGGAGCGTGAAAGAGGGATCACTATTTATTCCAAGAATTGTTCCGTCACTTATAAGGACTATAAAATCAATATTGTAGATACACCTGGTCACGCCGACTTTTCTTCCGAAGTAGAACGCATTATTAAGACGGTTGATACAGTTATCTTGTTAGTCGATTCAGCAGAAGGACCAATGCCTCAAACACGTTTTGTTTTACAAAAAAGTTTAGAATGTGGATTAAAACCAATTTTATTAATCAATAAATTAGATAAAGCCGAAGCCAGAGTGGATGAAGTTATTGATGAAGTTTATGATCTTTTCTTAGAATTGAATGCTAGCGATGATCAATTAGATTTCCCAATTTTGTATGGTATCGCACGAGATGGAATTGTTCGATATGAAAAAGAGGACACTAACACTGATATCGTTCCTTTGTTTGAAACCATCATTCATCATACTCAAGCCTATCCGAATTTAATGGAAGAACCCCTTCAAATGCAAGTATCAGCATTAGCTTATGATGATTACATTGGTCGATTGGGAATTGGGCGTGTCTATAAAGGAACGTTAAAAGCAGCCAGTCAAGTGACTGTAGCGAATGCAAATGGTACAGTTAAAAATGGTAAAACCAATCAAATTTTTGTATACAAAGGATTGAGTCGTGTGGCTCAAGATGAAATTCAATGTGGGGAAATTTGTATGATTTCTGGCATTTCAGATATCAATATTGGAGATACTTTGTGTCCTATAGGAGCTCCCGATCCAATGCCTGAGTTGAAAATCGAAGAGCCAACATTATCAATGAATTTTATGGTGAACGATTCTCCTTTTGCAGGTCAGGAAGGTAAGTTTGTGACATCCCGTAATATCCGGGAACGCTTGGAAAAAGAGTTGGAAGTAAATGTAGGCTTACGAGTAGAAGATACGGATTCAACCGATACGTTTAAAGTTTCCGGTCGTGGCGAATTGCATTTAACGATTCTTTTGGAACAGATGCGTCGTGAAGGCTATGAAATTGCGGTTTCTCGTCCGGAGGTTATTTTAAAGAAAGAAAACGGACATACTTTGGAGCCGATTGAAGAAGTAGTGATTGATGTGCCTACGGAATACTCCGGTTCAGTTATTTCCAGTCTAAACTTGCGTAAAGGAATAATGCAAAATATGGAGGATATTGGTAGCTATACTCGCATTACCTATTCCGTTCCTACTCGTGGTTTGATTGGTTTCCGTTCAGATTTCATCAATATGACACATGGGGAAGGAACATTAGTTCAACGCCTTTCAGGTTATGAACCATACAAGGGTGAAATTCCACAGCGTGAAAATGGAGCTTTAATTTCTACAGATACAGGTGGAGCCATGACTTATGCTTTATGGAATATTCAAGAACGTGGTCAATTGTTTATTGGGGCACAAACTCCGGTGTATGAAGGCATGATTATCGGTGTGTCGTCTAAGAATATGGATATGGGTGTCAATCCATTGAAAAACAAGAAGATGACAGCTGTTCGCTCAACTGGAAATGATGAAGCGATGAAGCTTGTGCCACCTCGCCAATTAACACTTGAAACAGCGATTGAATTTATCAATGATGATGAATTGGTTGAAATTACACCGGAAAACATTCGTATTCGTAAAAAATGGTTAACAGAAATTGATCGTCGTCGACATGCTCGTGATATTGGTCGTATTGAAAGAGAAGAAGGCAAATAA